GGTAAATTCTACTTGTTCATCTGCTCCCCAATCCATTTCAGCAAAATTAACTTCTGTAATTTGTGCTCCTTTAATGATCCATTCTTCTACCTTATCACCTACTGGTCCAAGAACGTTGAGAGTTAAATCCTTTTTATAGAACTCAAGGTAACCATCACGGCCAGTTACTGATTCATGGTGAAGACGAACCCATTCCATCACTGCTTGTGCACCAGAAGGAACGATTGGATCATATAGTGTCATCTGCATGGTACCCCACTTACTTTTGCCCTTTACATATCTTTGAACATTGATATGATCAAGTGGCTTTGCTTCTTGTGTTAATGTAGGACGAGCAACCTTTTTGACGATATATGAAGGAATTCCATCCATGTATAGGATGAAACGATTCTTCATCTTTGGTTCAAATGCTGTGAAGAACAGCTCTTGTTCAGTTACTAGATTTGCCATGTATAATCTCCGAAAGGATTTCTAACTATAAATATGTAATATTTTGAAATTGTGGAGGGAGGTTTTACGCTCCCTCCACGTTTTCAATTTATGCCGTTGGGAATGTAGCGCCCGTTGGAAGTACGTTGAAATCAAGGATGATGAATTCAGCGGTACGGGTTGGTTGGAGATAGAGTTGTCCGTAAAGGATATTTCTATCAATCAAGTCCGGTGTATTATTGGTTTCATCCATAATGACACGGAATGCGTACAAACCAGAACGTTCTTGGACACTTGCCAAATATGGGTTGACGATGTTCAAGAAACGATTGCGTGTGGATTCTACGTTTTGTTCAAACACGAGGTAACGTGAAGCACTTGCAATATATTTCTTCACAGCAATTAACAACCGGCGGACATTGACACGATCAAGTGCTGATGGACGACGTTGTAGTGTCTTTTGACCCCACACACAGATGCCCTGTCCAGGGAACTGTGCGATTGGGTTAACCTTACCTTCATAGAGAGTATCACGACTTGCTTGTGGGAGACGGACCTTCACACCCACTGCACTTGCAATACCACCACGGTTCAACCCTGCTGGTGCAAACCATTCTGCTGCAACGTTGTCGTTGTATGCATAGATTTCCGGAAGGATAACTGACGGTGGTACCCAAATTAATTTATTGGTATTAACATCAATTACTCTCAACCACGGATAATAAGTTGCTGCATAGTTACTATCAATTTCCCCTGCTTTTGCTGTTGCCGTTGCAAGTGTAGCATTTAATCCAGTCGTGTCCATGATGTAGAATGCGTCACCACGATCTTCACAAAGACTTAACGCTTCATTTGCAACATATGAATGGAAATCATAGATAACACCAGGTAATACCAAGAGGTTAAAATCCCATTGATCTGGATTACTGATAGCGTTTAGTGCTTTCTTATATGCCTTTGATCCGGCTGCAACCGACGTTGATAAATCAAATCCTTGTGAATTATTTGACAATATGTCACCACCTAACTTAATATCACGTGCTGGATTTAGTCCGTCAAACCCGCCAAAGAACGGTACAGAAAATTTACGGTAAATGAACGAATTATCATCGGTAAGTGAAATTGATGCAGAGAACTGTGATGATGATCCACTTGGAACTTCAACCAAATTTTCTAAGTTAAACGCAGTTCCAACTATAATTGGGTTGGTGTTATTTGGATCCGATACTGGATTTAAATACGATTCGTTTGTACCATTTGCTACAGAGAAATCCCATCCATAATAATATCTCTTATCAATAGACTCCGTAGTATATCCTTCCGTTGTACCACTAAGCCAACGTGATGTTACATAATTTGGTGATGCAAGATTTATTGCAGGTAGTCTTATACTTGATTCCAATGTTCCAAATCCAAATGGGAGAGCACTATCTGGAATTACCGAATCATTCATTTCTACGTATACGTACTGTGAATTATTTGGGAAATCACCTTGATAATACATTTCACCCGTGACTTGATCTTCTGTTGGCGCACTATTACCAATCACTCGTGCAATATATTGTGGACTATCTGGGTCCAGTGTTAGATTATCGTATTGTTCAAGTATTTCTTGACGTGCATCCGTATCATCATATTTACGGATTACAAGAGAAAATGTTCCCCACGCATATTCAACATCGCTACTTGGTTTCATGTTTAACAAGGATACTTTAATTTCTCTGTTTGCACTGTTTCCATCACCCAATGTATGAAGTTTAAATAGATCAACATTTAAATTTGCAATTGTTTGTGATTGAATCCAAGGTGTATGTGCGTTAGAATATCCCGCATCAAGAAAGTTTAATGCCGTACTGGACGTAGTTGCGGATACTATAACATCTTGAAATACCCCAGTTGATGTTTTTGGATATGTGGTTACTGTCGTAAGTGTTCCCGTTGAACTTGAACTTACGATAAACATGATATTTGATGCAGACGTTGCCGTATATTGTGTTAGTAACAATGAGGCAAAATTTACACCAGATCCAGTAACAGCTACGCTAGATAACTTAGTAGTATCTAGATTGGAAAATGATGTAGTTGGTATAACATACTTAACAAGACTTCCCGTAGAAACACCAGCCGGAACGTCACTTGCATTCAATGATTGTGATGCAACTGATAATCCCCCTATAGTACCGTATGATCCTACTTCTGTAACTGCATCTGGGAATATTGCGTAGATATAGGAGTTTTTCGTTGTAACGGGACTGTATCCCAGTAAATTTCCTAGATATCCATTTGAATCAGGATTGACACTCAATCCTGATTGGTTTGAAATATCCGTTCCTGCTGCAGTATCTACCGATAATGTGAAACTAGTTCCAGATCCAGTTGCAGTAACA